ATGAAATTATTCATATTTACTAACAAACTCCCTTTTATCAAAAGACTCAAATTTGCTGCTGTATTTTTTAACAGTGGATTAACCATTATTACTGGTAAAAATCTTTCATTCTCATTTCAAACAACACCAACTGAAAATATTGGTTTCTTTGGAGCAGACGTGTACCAGCAAAATTTACCATCTAATGAAACCATTGTTTTACTCTCCAGTGAGGATAAAGTCATTAAAAAAAATCCGTAATGATTTTTACACCATAAAGCATTTCAGATGACAAACCGAATGCTATTTTATCCTGATTTAATCATATAGTTAGAAAATAAATAGACAGCAAAATGTCTGCTCCCACTATATTTCAAGTTAAAAATTTGAGTGTTGCGGCCGCAAGACAAGGCACTTGTGGCCTCTACACCAAAAAACTATCTATCACAATTTTTAATTATTTCACCTGCTATTAATAAGCTGTCTTGATAAGTTTGTAATATTGTTTTTTGTGCATCTTCATGAGAGTTCATCATAAGAAAGTCACTAACGGATATTGAGCTACCAGCCCAATTCGGTATTTTCCTTCGTACTATACTAAGAAATGCAGCATTAGTTGTAGAGCTTATGTGGGCCGTATTATTTCTTATAACCTTTAAATCATTTAGGCTATCTTGTATCGATGAAAGAGAGACATTGAATGGCTCTCCATTTTCTATAAAAAGTTTAGAAATTCTTTTGACTATTTCCACATTGGCCCAGTCTACATATTTTTGCGTTCCAATGATCATTTTATTAGCATGTAATTCATCAATCGGCGACAAATACCTCAAAGGTAATGGTTCAACTAAACCTGTATTGCCGCTTAAATATTTTAGCAACGTCTCCTCTAAATAAGACTCCCAATAAATAAACATTTTAAGGAACGCAGACTCAACAATAAAATTTTTTATGTCATTAACAACTGGCTCTTGATGAGCATTTGTGATTAAGCTATTAACAAAGAGAATCCCTTCCTCAAATTTTTTATAACTTTGTTCTAAGGACATATCATACCTCGCCCAGAATCACATCATTCAAATACTCACTCCTTCGTATACGTACCGCTGTATCAGTTGTTGCTCGTCTACAATCATTTAAAAATTGAATTTCTCTTTCAGTGAGCTCGGCTTTATTTTCCTCCATAAAAATAAGTTCTATTCTATCCAATCTATTGGTGATTTTAGCAATATCACCGTCTTCTATTCTCTGCCCCACAGCTTTTAAGTTTGGAACTCCGAACTGAATATGGTACAAGGAAACGAATAAAGAGTAGATAACATGAATACGTCTAAATTCTTTATCTTTTAATCCTTCAGGGTATAACTGCCTAATTAATGAAACAATCTGACCAAATTGTACTTCTAATACTTCAACATCGACTGGCAACTCATCAGTTTCGTACAGTTCATAATATTTTTCAATTTGCTTTTTAGACTTTATGCCATCATTTAATGCCACCAATATATCAGAAACCAGCTCTACGTCTGACATCCTCAATATTTTTTGTGGTGTAAGTATTTTATTATCTATCCAAAAATCGTTATTTTCATGTGCAAGTCTGTCAGCTAATGTTTTGAAAGGACCAAAATGGTTAGCGTGAATTTTTTCTTGTGTGTTTAACAATACTGAATAAGAATTCAACCTTCCAAAAACATCCAATACATCGGCATCTGACATATTAACCAACAAATCGACTGATATTTCATAACTCAATATTTGAGCCTGAATATTTTCATCAACTTCTGATAATTGTGAGTAGTATTTACCACCAAATTTTTTATTATGTTGTTTGCTGATAGGGAACGCATCTTTAATAAAACTCAATATTGTTCTTAGTCTCTGCTGTCCGTCGACAACCTCTCTTACTGATTTCCTAGTTTGAGCATTTGTTTTTTGCCTTATAAATACCTTAGGCATAGGCTTACCATTAACTATAGTATCCATCAAATAAGATTTTGCTTTCTCATTCCATACGGATTTCCTCTGAAATCTAGGCGAGAGTTCAAGTTGACCGTTACTTTCCCATTCAAGAAAATCATGTATGCTGTACGTTCTAGAGTCGAAGTTTTTCATTTTAATTCCTCTACTTAAAAAAATATTTCATTATACAGAATCCAAAAAACTAGCCACGCTTATTTCGGCCTTTATAATCAACAAGTTACATTGTAAGCTGGCGATGAAATGGCTACAACTTTTTCATCCTATCAGTCGCACAGTTCCAAGCCCTTATCGAGTAAGACACCAATACTCTTTTTGGTGCCAGGATAATCGGGATCATCAAGCCATACTGAGTTTAAATCCCCTGCCTTAACCCTGCCAGATTTTGCTAATCCTTGGGCTATCCCGTTTATAGGATATTTGATTTCACTCATTGGATTGATGACAAAAACTCCATTACCCGGCACGCAGGTCAGAACGGCGCGATCAAAGCTAAGTGGCCACTCATCACTAAAATCTCTCTTAAAAACAGCCTCAGAATTCTCTTTAGCTAATGCAGTACCACAGAAGCTTAAAGTTAAAGCTAATAAGATTAATTTTTTCATGATTCCCTTCTATATGTTTTTTTCAAGAGTAAATAAAACTACACCATAGGGTTCAATATCTCCTATGGCACACTCATAACTAATAGCGTTATTGGTTAATCTTAATTTGCTGCCCGGTAACCGAGAAATGTCGAAAACGTCATATGCTCCGTCAACGATAACGAACCATCGACCACTACCAATTTCATTTGGTGATCTATCAATAAGCCAAGAATATTTCACACCTTCAATATATTCGGCGTTATCTGTAGGAGTGTTGAAAAGAGAGGGATCTGCAGTCCAATGACCAGAGTCCTTAAGGCGACCAGATTCAAATCTGAACTTCGGGATTCTGCTAATGGGGGCAGCTTCAGGCTCTGAAATTTTCGGCTCTCCCTTCCCTGTAGCTAACCATTTTAGAGACACACCTGTATCTAACGCGCAGGCCACTACCACGTCGCCCGGGAAATAGTCACGACGAACCCAAGTACTAACTGTGCCCGAAGATATATCTAATAATTCACAGAGCTGTTTTTGTAATGTAAACCCGTATGCGTCCATGAGGCGCCGTAAGACTGGCTTACCACCGTTTGACATTACCTCATCATAAAGCTCTTTCCCCTTAAGGTCAGAGCCTTGAGTTACTGAGCTTGCTTTTGCAAGCTCGCCAGTTACTAACCAATTGACGTCGCTTCCAGTATCTAGAGCACATTGAACAATAACGTTTCCAGGAACCTGTCCCCGTTGCAGCCAACTCGCCACATTGCTTTTGGCAATACCTAACTTATCGCTTAAATCTTTTTGCATTGTAAACCCATATGCCGAAAGGATTCTTTCAAGCACATCGCCTGCAACAGCACTTTCAAGTCGCATAATTCTTACCGTCACTCGCAAAAATGCATTTACAGTTCAAATAAAGCGATCTACAGTAGCCACACACCACATGTAACACCGTAGAACAAAATCGCAATAGGAGATACTGCGTTATGCAAACTGAAAAATCAAACAATGGGGTAGCATTTGACTTACTGCAGTCAAAAGAATTCCTCACTAATATTTCCTCTCTGTTGATGCCTGCCTTGAGCGCTGCAGTCAATGAAGCTGTTGAACGTGCAGTAGCTGTAAGCACATCACCCACTATGTCAAAAGATGATTTTGCCGCGGTAAACGGTATCAGCAAAGCCGTCCTTGAAAAGTGGATAGCTAATGGAGTAGTGCTGCTTGCCCCTACCCCTTCAACCACTTACACGCAGAACAGGAAAAATAAAAAAACTGGTCAGGTTGTTGAAACAACAATGACGAAGCATGGCAACCCGCTGATTAACGTGGCTGCGTGGCGCGAGAAGAATCGCCAACACGCTCTTAACTGCCGTTACATCAAACCTTAACTTGATTATGCAAGCTCAAGGAACGAACTCCATGTTTGATTTTCAGGTTTCCCAACAATCGCACTATGAAAATGCCTGCCGGGCTTTTGCCTCTCGCCACAACATCCGTGAGCTGGCTAACAAGGTTGGTATGAATCAGCAGACTTTACGCAACAAGCTGAACCCCGATCAGGTGCATCAGCTTACTGCACCAGAAATCGCAATGCTGACCGACGTTACTGAAGATGCCACGCTTATCGATGGCCTGCTGGCGCAGATGAAATGCCTGCCAGCCGTACCAGTGAATGAAGCCAAAGCAGAACGCATGACGCATTACGTTATGCAGGCAACTGCTGAGCTGGGGAAAGTTGCTGCTGCAGCCGTATCCGGCGAAAGAATGACAGCCTCACGCACAAGCGCTTTCATGGAAAACGTTAACGCAGGCATTCGCTGCCTGTCGCTTATCGGCTTAACTGTTCATGCGCGTGTCCAGTCAAACCCGACTCTTGCCAGCACCGTTGATGCAATCAGCGGGATAGGCGCGTCAATTGGCCTGAGCTGAGGTGAACAATATGATTTCCTTTGCATCATTGCTTAAGCGTCAGAGTCCGTCACCTGCTTACGGTCACGGTTGGATTATGGGGAAAGACGGAAAGCGCTGGCATCCAAGTAATGACCAGAAAGCTCTGCTGCGTGGGCTGACAAAGAAACAAAAGCCAATGCTCAAATTCATTCTTAAGGTTGGGGGTTAATATGGGGCGTGCGGCAATAGCAGCAAAGACAATGCAACCGGCAAAGCCATTCACACAGATTCACCTCGTGCATGCACGTGTTGATACCGTTGAGAAGATGACTTTTAGCGAGTTTCAACAGGCGTGGCGCAAAATGCGTAAGAACAATGACAACCCGGCGCTGCGTTATTTCAACCGCCAGAATGAAGAATTTAAATTCTGTGTAATGACCCTGGCTAATCGCGAGCGCCCGGCAACATTCAGACAGGATGAAATAGGCAGGCCGTTTGAAAGTTTCACAGAGTCTCAGCGCGAAATGATTATCAGGGCGATGAATAAAATGTGTCGCTGGGGTCGTATTCTCCCCCGTCAGTTTTCAGTCGCAGACAGTTTTTTATCTGAATAAATAACGAATCTCAAAATCAATGGCGTAAACACGCCGGGCATTCTTTTGCCCGAAATCAGGAGAAGCACAATGAATAAATCAGAAGTAATGCAGTCAGCCAATGACTTGCACCTGAATCAGTTACTGACAGAAGCCCGTTCTGAAGAAAGAAAAGATAAAGCGTTGGCCGTTTCAATTCGGCTTGAGGCGCTGGCAATTGTTATTACCCGAAAGGAGATGAATCACAAAGATGTCGCTGAACTCCTCCGCCAGGAGGCTCTGCGTTTTGAGCACGAATCACAGGAGCTGCACTAATGGCTGATTCAATGGATTTAGCACAGCAGCGCGAGGCAGAGAATCTGGCACGCAGTCTGGCAAATGTGATTAACCGCCCGGTGCAGATCAGCGCTTTCTTTTGTGAAGAGTGTGAAGCCCCGATCCCTGAAGAGCGTCGCAAGGCTCTTACCGGCGTAACTCTTTGTGTGACCTGTAAGGAAGTCGAGGAATTGCACGCCACTCATTTTAAAGGGGCGTCATTATGAATACCGTTCTGAAGTGGCCGGGCAGCAAATCCCGCATCATGCATGCAATTTCCAAGCACCTGCCGGAAGGGGATCGCCTTGTAGAACCTTTCGCGGGCTCCTGCGCTGTAATGATGAATACGGATTTTCCCGCTTATCTGGTGGCAGACGTTAATCCCGATTTAATTAATCTATATCGCCAGATTAAAGATTTTCCGCAGCAATTCATCATGCTGGCATGGCGTGCTTTTTCTGACAATCGCTCAGAGGAAAGCTATTACACAGTGCGGGAAATGTTCAACCATCATCCCGGCCTGCCATTGCTGGAGCGGGCCGCTTATTTTCTTTACCTGAACCGCAATGGCTATCGCGGCATGTGTCGCTATAACCAGAAGGGAAACTTTAACGTTCCGTTTGGCAATTATGCTGAGCCTTACTTCCCACTGGCAGAAGTCCAGGCCTTTGCTGAGAAAGCAAAACGGGCAACGTTTATCTGCGCTGATTTCACTGAAACGCTGAACATGCTGAAAAACGGCGATGTGGTTTATTGCGATCCTCCATACGATGGCACTTTTGCGGAGTATCACGGCGGCGGCTTTGGCAAAGACAAACAGTATGAGCTGGCCTCTGTCCTGAGTGACGTTGCAAACCGTCACCCGGTCATCGCATCCAACAGCAACACCAGTCTGGTTAAAAGCCTGTATCGCCAGTTTGACCTTCATCAGATTACTGCCCCGCGCAGCATTGGCGTTGCAGCGGGTAAGAGCAAGAGCGCCGAAGAGATTATTGCGGTCAGTCGCCCTGTCGGTACTGCGGTAAGATATGCCAATCCGGAAGTTTATCCGGGTGGGATTCTGGCATGACAGAGCAGTATCAGTGGGCATGGAACGCCCCACGGCAGGCCATTGCCAGTCCATATCTTACTTACGATGAAATCCACCGCCGTGATCAGCTGATCGCGGCTGTTGCGCATGCGCGGGAATTACTGGAAGCCCAGCCTGCGCTTGTCCGTATTGATGTTAATCGCCGCCTGAATGAGCTGGAAAAAGAACACGGAGTTCAGCGGGCCAATGCCTACTTAACGAAAACCTTCGTAGAGCGGACATTGCCACGCCTTGAGCTGGTAAACGCGCAGTATCGCCTGGGTGAAATGAACCAGGGCACGTTTACAACACTGACGGAGAATGCCGGAGATAACAGCCGGGCTGCTACCGCTGCCGGTATGTTATGGGAGTTAATGAGGCGTTTTAACCGCCTACCAGAAATGGCCCGTGCGGATGTTGATTTGCTGGCTGGCGATGTTGCCAGTTTTCTTCTCGCTGAACTGGCGCAGGCACACGGTCAGGGCGGCGATGAATCAGAATATAAGTACACTCACCGCATCTACATGATGGCGGCCACCATCACGCGGGAGCTGAAGCAGTCCCCGCCGCTTTGGGAAAAAGTCACCTCACGCCTGTTTGATCCGGAAGAAGTTACCCCGGCCATTATGCGGATGCAGACTGAAAAGTGGTGGAAAGGCCGCCTGCGTCGCATTGCCGCCGCTTGGCGTGAACACCTTCAGATTGCCCTGGCTAACGTCAGCAAAAAACATACCCCTTACGCCAGCAGCATGACCGTGATCGAATGGCGTGAGCAGAAGCGCCGCACCCGTGAATTCCTTAAAGGGATGGAGCTGGAAGATGAGGAAGGAAATCGCATCAGTCTGATTGAAAAATACGATGGCAGCGTGGCTAATCCCGCGATCCGTCGCTGCGAGTTAATGACCCGTATTCGTGGCTTTGAAAATATCTGTAATGAAATGGGCTTTGTGGGTGAGTTTTACACCATCACTGCCCCGTCGCGTTATCACGCCACAATCAAAACAGGCCACCGCAACCGTAAATGGAATGGTGCCAGCCCGGCAGACACTCAGAGTTATCTCTGCAATGTCTGGCAGAAAGTCCGCGCAAAACTGCACCGCGAAGATATCCGCATTTTTGGCATTCGCGTGGCGGAGCCACATCACGACGCGACCCCGCACTGGCACATGCTGATGTTCATGCAGCCTGAAGATGTGGACCGCGTGCGTCAAATTCTGCGTGATTACTCATATCAGGAAGATAGTGGCGAGCTGGCTACCGATAAAGCCCGCAAGGCACGCTTCCATGCTGAGGCTATCGACCCGGAGAAAGGCAGCGCTACTGGCTATGTGGCTAAGTACATCTCAAAAAATATCGACGGTTACGCGCTGGATGGTGAGCTGGACGATGAAAGCGGCAAGGAGCTGAAAGAGACTGCTCCAGCCGTTTCAGCCTGGGCGGCACGCTGGCACATTCGCCAGTTTCAGTTTGTTGGCGGTGCGCCGGTGACGGTTTATCGCGAACTGCGCCGAATGAATGACAGCGAAACCGCTCACGGCCTCAGTGTCGAGTTTGCTGCAGCGCATGATGCCGCCGACACTGGCGACTGGGCTGAATATGTTAACGCTCAGGGCGGGCCATTTGTTCGTCGTGATGAGCTGGCGGTGCGCACCTGGTATCAGTCATCGGAAGAGTGCAACGAATACGGTGAGGAAACCGTGCGCATCAAAGGCGTATATGCCACCTCTGTTGGTGAAGACACCCCAATCCTCACCCGCCTCGTACAGTGGAAAATTGTCGCGAAGCGGGCCGTTGATTTGGGTGTTGACCTTAAGGGTGCGAATGCGCCCTCTCGGAGTTCTGTCAATAACTGTACGGGGAGATCGGGATCTGAGGATCTGATGCAGCCGGACATTATGCCAAATATGGATTTTGACAGTATGCCCCGGAAGGAACGGCGTCGTTTATTAAGGAAATTGACCAGTGAACGGCCGGAGAAAGCAGCAATCACCTTCAGACGTTCCGGCAAAGTGGAAGCGGCATGTGCCAGAGTGATCGACCAAATCCGAGAATTGACGGGCGAAACCATCAGCCGTGGGTTGGCTACGCGTCTTATTAATGGCGTAGATACTAAAATCGCAGGTGACTGGTGTCGCAGCGCCAGTAGTGGTGAGCTGTACCGTGCACCCAGACCGATTGTAGCCTCAGATCTGTTAACCAGGCTTAATCATCTGCGCATGATTGCCGCAAAATGAAATCATTGCTTCACTCGGCTGGCGAAGGTCATCCGTATCAAAAGAAGCCAGCTAAGGTCTTGTGATAGAACAATATTTATCAAGGTAATCATAGGAGTAAAAGTTAGGTTTTATCTTAACAAAATCCTTTCAATCCACTAAACCAACATGATACTGTACATAAACACAGTATTTTTATAGGGGGAAATATGCAGCTGGACGACCTGAACGCCATGCATAAAAAAATGGCGTGTGTACGTTTTATCGCCGAGATTTCGTTGATAGCGAACTGCAAACCAACCGATTTTGAGCTGGCACTAACCATCATTGCTGACTTGACTAATTCAGAACCGCGCAATGAAGATAGTGATGGCCTTTTTTACTCGGCTAATTAGCCTGGATGGAAATTGCAATGCAAGTTGAACTCAGTCTGAACCGTAACCATAAAATCGGCCATGTCATTGTTGAAGATCGTAAAGGTTTACACCTCTTTTACTTCACTCACTGACCCTCACCAGGCCACCAAAATCGGTGGCCTGTAGCCATGCATGCATAGACTGCATGGATCCGCATGCAGGATCCTCTACTTTGTACCCTCCTCCGCGCCAGATACAGCGCCGCTTTATGAGGATCGTGCAGTTGCATGAAATGAGGTTACTAAAGCGGGCAGGCGAGGCGGGGATAGCATTGCGCGCTGAGCCCGTTTACATGTATGCACTATGTGCTAGCGTTATGGAGTCCGCGCCGGGCCTTAGGATGATGTTGATGGGGATAAGTGTTGAGAACGGCGCAGCATGGCGCTGAGAGTGTTATATGGAGGTTGCAGAAAATTAAGATTTCATTAAACTCATTTGTGTGCCTGTACTATAAAAAAGCACTCGATCTAGCCTTTTTCATGTTCACTGTTACTGACCTCATCAGGTCATAGTGCACAAAATCTCAATAATATTTTTACCGTCACCTTTATGATGTGGGTACACTGCATCGATGCAATGATATCCCTACACCAAGAAGATATTTCTTGTATCGCAGTCAGATATACTAAGGGGACAGAAAATTATATTTTGACCTATTTCGAATAACATTACAAATGTGTTCAGTGACCGAATGACAATATTGTGAGGTAAAGGGAAATGTTGTTTGAAGAAACAAAACTTACATTGTTAGCAGCAGGTGGAACGGCTGAGAACCTGCTTAGTCAAATCAACAATTTGTATGTCAAAGAAATACACTCTGAAGAGAAAGCCTTGATAAAGGCAATTTCTGAACTGCACAACTTAAGAAAAATAGATTTCGTCAAGATTATGAGCAATATCGACAAAAAAACTTGCAGAAGCAATTTTTTTACGATTTTGCGAGTTTTTGTAGAAGTATTACCTTCTTTAAATGCAAAAACTGAAGATGTACTGAATTGTCTAGCTCACCTTAAACAACAGGCCGATGGAGATTTATCCTTTTTTGAAGTCCATGGGGCTTTTGAACGTTTCTGTAGCATGGAAGCACACCGACCGAAAGCTGGTGTTGAGTATATCCTGACACAAAGCGAGCTGAATTTGTATGCCCCTTTTCTTTCTAACTCGATCCTCGCGTATGACACAGATAATGTAGCTGATGCTATAAAGATTACTAAAACTCTCATTGCCAATAGCAACGAAGCAGTTAGAACTCAAGCCTATTTTATTTTAGGGAAATTGGGTTTCGATGAAAGTCAGGATGTTCAGATTTGGGAAATACTTAGGGAGAGCATCTTAAGTGAGCATGACAGCGGATGCTGCGCTTCAATACTGAGGGCAATACTTCTCTTTGGGGAAAAAGCCCCTTCACGCTGGATAGAAATAGAAGATCTCATAATAAAATTGGATGAGAAAAATTCTCCCGAAGTACTTTATGAAATATCAAAATTAATCTCTTTCCAGAATTTAGATCTACCAGAGAGCGTGTTGAATGTTTTGGTTAAGCAATTAGCTAAAGTTTCCCCTGAGCATGTGGGCATTATAAATAATATTGACCACTTATTGGTCAGATTGATTAACAGAGGGTTGCACCCCCTAACTGAGGAGTTATTAGAATCAATTATTTCTGTAGGAGTTAACTTTAAAACGCTGGACTACTTCTCAAGGATTTTATTAACTAAACATCAAAAATTTTCTAATCATATAATCACTAAATGGTTTTTAGATGGAAACGCAATGCTTTGCCGTAATGTTCTAAATTTAATTGAAAGTGCTGCGGATGAAGGAGTTAATTTAAAAGCAGAAGAATTTTTGTTAGATAATGAAGAGAAGAAAATCTTTGTTAGCCGAAAGGCTGTCGGTTGGCTATTTACACAGCCTACTGCTACGGCAAATTTCATTTTATCAGTTTCAAAAACTGCTTCTACAACAACAATTTTAGAGCTTGAAAATATTTTATATGATCCTTTGCTAATAAGTTATCCTGGAGAACTTAAACCATTTTTCCAGTCATGTATCGAAACAAAATTTCAAAAAAACCTCTGCCAGAGATTACTTGAAAAACTTGAAAAGCATCATATGGACCTCGAGAAAATATCTGGGTTAAATGAATTAAAATCTCCTAGCGAGAATTTAACTGCTTATTGGAAAGAATTTAGCAAAAGCATGCAAAATGCCCATGAAGAAGCATCAAAAAAATCTTTTATAAGTAAGATAGCCGCTACCCAAAGAATATTATATGGCAATAGCTCAATTTATTATCAACACCAATTAGATGGAAAAAAAGTGCGACAGGAAGCGCAAATGCACACCTTTTCCAATTCAACTGAAATGCCAAGATTGAATACTTTAGATCCCGTATCTCTAGAATATTTTTTAATAAGCTGCCGATGCGAGGCAATGAATAATGAAATTAATCCTTAAGCAATACCTTGCTTCATTAAAAGAGCGAGCAGAATTAGATGCAGTACTGCCAGTTTTATTAAGTTACATGGGAATGAATGTATTCATATCACCGCGCCGGGGAATAAAAGAATATGGCGTAGATATAGCCGCGGTAGGAAAACTAAATGGTGAAGAAAGCAAAGTTTATTTATTTTCTGTTAAGTCTGGAAATCTTACTCGCGAAACATGGAGTGGCAATACTGATCAAGCCCTTAGACCTTCATTAGATGAAATTCAGGACGCGTTTATTCCTAGTCGTCTGCCTCCTGAACACAGAGATAAGAAAATAGTTATTTGCTTATGTTTTGGTGGAGATGTGAATTCAGGGATCAGACAAGAAGTATCTGGCTATGAAGCCCGAAATTCTCAAGAACACATCTCATTTGAAGAGTGGAATGGCGATAAACTCTCAGAACTTATTCAGCAATATTTGTTAAAAGAAGAATTACTCCCAAGCTCTAGCCAGGCTTTACTCAGAAAATCCTTAGCACTTCTTGAGGAACCCGAGAGTTCAAGTAGGCATTTTTCATTATTAATTAGTGAGATTTTATTAATGGCTGATGACTCAGATTCTATTGCATCGTCTATAACGCGAATAAATGTTTGTTTGTGGATTTTGTTTTCATGGTGCCGCGACGCAGGGAATATAGAATCAGCCTATATTTCATCAGAGCGGGCATTGCTCTTGTCTTGGGATAAGGTTAAAGGTTACTACACAGGAAAAAATAAACCTTCAAAATCATTCAACAGCATTAACGAAACATATCAACAAATTACTGATTACTATGTCGACCATTGTGTAATTCCTTATACTGGCCTTAAATATGCTCTATCACATGCGGTTCAGTCCCCCTGCCCTATTGATATAAATATCAAACTCTTCGATGTGTTAGGCCGCTTATCAGTCAAAGGCCATTGGATATTAGACTCATTAACTAGGAATTATACTATCAACCCACCAATTGATGGTGAAACCGAAGAGCAGAATGCTTTACGCTTACGACTCAAAGCTATAACAAATTCTATCAATTTGTTAGTTGTGAATAACCCAACACTGCTATCACCATATAAAGATTCACAAGCAATCGATATCGGGCTGGCAATAGCATTGCTTTCAAACAACTCAGATTTTGATAAATTTGTAAGCGGTTGGTTATCAGAAATTATAAATAGAAGTATTTTTTCATTTGAGTTCAACAACATGTATCCAGTTGTTCATGACTCTTATGAGAAATTACTCGAACATAGCAAACTTGATAAAAATGACATTGGTTATAAGCATAAAGCTACTGAAGCTAGTGTTTTATATCCCTTACTGGCTTTGTTCTGCTCAGCATATAAGTTGAATGCATTAGGTCAAGAGCTAGAAGAGTTCATAATAAATAAATTATCACATTGTACATTGCAGTATTGGTATCCCAACCAATTTAGCGAAAAAAATATGTATTCGAACTTGGCAATGCATGGATCAGCGTCAACCACCTTCCCAACAAATGGTGTTAGAACACTAACACACGCAATTCAAGAATGTGAGGAATCCGATTCATTTATAAAAATGTCAGCAGTAACTAAAGATAAATCTCCTTTACTTTTGATAGCCTGTCGCTGCTACCGATATCCAGTCCCTTTCCATTTTATTAGAAATTGGTTAATAGATTCCCTCTAATAAACAGTGAACTCTATACGTCTATTGCGACCTCACAGATCTAATCACGCCCTATCATAGGGCGTATCTAGGACCTATCTCATTAATTTAGTCTTCATCTTTTTCAAGGCTGTAAGGCTTAAAGTAGATAACGTCCTCACCGAGCCAGTTATTGATCTCCTTCATCCTCTCCTGCAGTGGCGTTAGCTCATTACGCACAAACACCTGCGACGCTTTAACAACATCACCAAACCCGCCAGCGTTGTCAGGGATGATACCCATCATCTGGGGCGGCACACGGTGAGCGGCCAGCAGGTCGTCGCGGCTGGCCTTTTTGATATTGAAAAAATCATCCTTGGTAGCGACTTCGCTCAGCGGCAAAATCTTGATCCCATCTGGTTTACCGTTGGGCGCATACATAAACAGGTTACGGAAATTGCCTACCCCTTTTGTATCGCGCATTGCCTTGCGCATCTGTTCAATGTCGCTGCTGCTCTGCGCGGCATCTGTCATGTACAGGATATACCCCGCATGCGCGCCGTTTTGGTAGTACTTGCGACGGTAAAGCGTTGCCGCTTCATTCAGCCAGGCTGAGTTAAGCGCGCTCAGATATTCAGGCAGGCCATAGATTTCCTGATTAACGTCAGGCTCAAGCAGCTGGAAGATGCTGCCGGGTTCAAACCGGTGCGCGTCCTGCCAGTCATTAATAAACCAGTAAACGTCATCCTCAACCCCGCGCCGGGTATATTTCGCCGGTGAGCACTCTATCCGGAACCCGTTCCCCAGCGCATTTTTACGCAGCTCCGGGAAAGCATTTCCAAACGTCAGATAGTCCAGCACGATGCGGCTGAACTCCTGCTGGCTGAGCATCGGGTGCGGTATGTAAGTGGACAATAAAATATTGCGCTTCACATATATGGGCGAGCTGTGATGAACGGCGGCGCGCAGGCTTTTTGCCAGCCCGTGAAAACTGACCGGCGGCTCGTACCAGCGCCCGTTGTTGATGCACTCGGCATAATCCAGAATATCGCGCTTATCCAGCACCGGGATCGGTTCGCCAAAGCTGAACGCCTCGGCATGCTGGGGGGCGGGCTGTAGCGGGTGCGACTGATTTTCAAATGCCCTGCGGCCCCTGCGCTTACTCATCTTTGTCACCTGAATCAGAAACTTCACTATCGAACGTACACACAAAAAGTTTTCGAAAGCTTTCCGGTGAAAGCGCCCCTTTCAGCCTGGCCCTGAACTCTCTTAGTTCGGTCTCATTCAGCTCAGGGAAAAAAGGATTCAGCCCGGTTATTTCCGGCGCGCCGTGTCTGGTATTCATCATCAGTAAAACTCCACAAAATTTGGACTCTGGCCGCCGTCGGCAGCGGTGAGCGGTTCGTTTAAAAGCGCGTGCATGATTGCCCAGGCAACGTCAGCGTGGCTGGCCTCTTCACTGCGGCTGGCCTCATAGGTAGAGCGGTTCCCGCTGGCGGTCATCGTTTTGCGGATAGCCATAAAGGACTGCGTGATATCGGTGTTGCCCGCGTCGTACTCCAGGCGCCCGCTGCTGATGGTGTCTTTGGCTTTCAGCACCATCACGGTTTTCACCTCGGGCGAATACCGGATTTCCCGCGCAGCCGGGAAAAACTGCCGGACAAGCTGAAACACACCCTGGCCGATGCCGGTGGCGTCGATACCGATATATTCAACGGTATATTTCTCCGTCAGCTCTTTAATGGATTTGGCCTGCGCGGCAAAGTCCATGCCCCGCCACTGGTGGCGCTCAAGCACGCGAAACTTGCCGCCCGCAACCAATGGCGGGGCCAGTACGGCGCACCCGGCGCTGTCGCCGGTGTGGGACGGGTCATAGCCAATCCAGACCGGACGGTAATCAAACGGACGCAGCGCGTAGGGGTTAAAATCGGTCCACTCTTCCAGGCTGTCGATCATGCAGGCCTGCAGCTCCGCGAACGGGAACACGCTGGCCTCATCATCCACAAATTCGCACATCAGCAGGTTCTGATATTCAGACGGGCTGTATTCAAGCGAGAGCTGGTCCAAGTCAAAAAGATTGCAGCCGCCAGTCAACGCATCCTCAACGGTGACAATCTGTCGCCACTGACCGTCAGCGCACAGCGCGCCGCCTGCAAGGTGCGAGTGACTGAGATCCAGCTCAATCCGGTCTGACTTATTGCGCCGGCCTTTGTTAAACAGCTCGCCAGACCAGAACGGATAGGCGCTGTGCGACAGGCTCGACGGCGTGGAAAAGTACGTGGTGCGCCATTTCTTGTGCAGCGACATGCCGCTGGCGACTTTGCGCAGTTCCTGGAATTTCGGGATCCAGAAATATTCGTCCAGATACAGGTTGCCGGTGTAGCTCTGAGCGGTGCGCACGTTGGTCCCGAGGAAAATCAGGCGTGCGCCGTTTGGCAGCACAATCGGATCGCCCTTCAGGTCAACGTCAACCTGCCGGGCAAAGTCGATGATGTAGTTTTTAAAAACGTGGGCCTGCGCCTTGCTGGCTGAGAGGAAAATCTGGTTGCGGCCGGTCACCAGGGCATCTATTAGCGCTTCGCGGGCAAAATAGAACGTTGCGCCAATCTGGCGGGATTTGAGGATGTTGCGGATACGGTGAGCCAGCCCAGCCTTGTGCCAGTGCAGCTGATACTTAAAACAGTTATCCATAAACAGCGACGTCAGTTTATCCGTGGCCTCTTCGCTGAACTCGTTTTTAATCACCGGCTGGCGCTCACCCCGGTTGCGGTTGCGCACGTTAGGATTGAGATCGGCCTCGCTGCCGGTCTGGCGATAGCGCTCAACGCGGGCAAGCCGTTCAATCTGCCGCCCCAGCGCGTCTATTTCTTTGTAATCACCATTTCCTTTCACCTCTTTCATGATGAGCTGAATCAACCGGGCTTCCATGCTGTTCTCAACGCGACTGATGGGCGCAACGTCTTCCCATGCGTCGCGCAGCTTCCAGCTCTGCACGGTTGGCGTTTTCTGGCCCAGCGTTTCCGCTATCTGACGCACGGAGAATCCCTGCCAGTAAAGCAGTGCGGCCTGTCGGCGGGGATCGCTGATGATGGTGGTCGGTGTCGTTTTCATGGCATCAGGCTACCGAGGCCCGCCCTGCCTTGCGCGCTCTCTCTGTTGTGCCAGAAGTGAGCAAACCGGCTTTCGTTGAGTGGCGTTGTGTTCGTGGTGAAACTGGCCGTGACCTGAACCAACCACTCACCGGAGCCTGATTAATGGCAACTAAAGCAAAGCGTTTTCGCATCGCAACTGAAGGCGCAACCACCGACGGACGCGTGATTTCCCGCGACTGGATTTCGCAGATGGCGAAAAACTACAACCCGGAAATGTACGGCGCCCGCATCAATATGGAGCACATCCGTGGTTACTCTGCCGACAGCGCCTTTCGTCGGTTTGGCGATGTGACGGCTGTTGAAGCGGAAGAAATTGCGGATGGTCCGCTGAAAGGTAAGCTGGCGCTTTATGGCCACATCGATCCCACCGACGAGCTGATCGCTATGTCGAAAGCACGCCAGAAAATCTACACCTCCGTTGAAGTGAATCCCGAATTTGCTGACACCGGCGAAGCCTATCTGGTTGGCCTGGCCGTGACCGACGATCCGGCAAGCCTCGGCACGGAAATCCTGAGCTTCAGTGCAAGCGCTGCAGTGAACCCGCTGACCTCCCGCAAACAGGCTAAAGGCAATCTCTTTACTGCCGCTGAAGAAACCCCGATTGAGTTCTATGAGGAAGCCGATCCCGCGCCGTCCCTTATGGCCCGCATCAGCGCGATGTTCTCTGCGAATAAAAAAGGGAGTGACGCACAGTCTGCCGACGTGCACGCCGCCGTCACCCTGATTGCCGAGCAGGTACAGGGTGCCGGTGAAAAAGTTGAATCTCAGTTCTCTGCGCTTGAAAAGAAACTTTCTGACCGTCTCGACGCGCTGGAGCAGGAAACCACAACCGGCCGCAGTGAAGTCAGTGCGCTGACCCAGCAGCTTGAGAAGACCGACGGCAACTTTAACCGCCGTCCGCGTGCCAGCGGTGGCGACGGCAAAACGTCCGTGGAAACCGACTGCTAACCGCTGCCATATGGCAGCAAAGAACGGCTTACCTAATCTCTGATTACAGGAATAACAATGCGCCAGAACACCCGCTTTAAATTTAACGCCTTTCTGACCCGCCTGGCCGAGCTGAACGGCGTGGACACCGGCGATATGGACAAGAAATTTTCCGTAGAGCCGTCCGTCAGTCAGACGCTGATGACCCGCGTGCAGAAGTCTTCTGATTTCCTGACCCGCATCAACATCACCCCCGTTGTGGATATGAAAGGGGAAAAAATCGGCATCGGCGTGACCGGTTCGATTGCCAGCACCACGGACACCGCAGGCGGTGACGAGCGTGAAACAGCTGACTTTTCAGACCTGACCGCCGACGGTTACGAATGTACCCAGACCAACTACGACTTCCACATTCGTTACAACCAGCTTGATCTGTGGGCGCGCTATGAAGATTTTCAAGCCCGCCTGCGTGACGCGATTATCAAGCGTCAGGCGCTGGATCGCATCATGGCCGGTTTCAACGGGATTGCCCGGGCTAAAACCTCCAACCGCGCAGCCAACCCGCTGCTGCAGGACGTCGCCGTGGGCTGGCTGCAGAAGTACCGCGCCAACGCACCAAAGCGCGTGATGAGCAAAATCACCGGCGAAGACGGTGAGGTTATCTCCGCTAAAGTCCGCGTCGGCAAAGCCGGTGACTATGCCAACCTTGACGCACTGGTGATGGACGCAACCAACAGCATGATCGAGCCGTGGTATCAGGAAGACCCGGAGCTGGTTGTTATCTGCGGGCGTCAGCTGCTGGCTGACAAGTATTTCCCGCTGGTTAACCAGACGCAGGCGGCAACCGAGCAGATGGCGGCTGACGTGATTGTGAGCCAGAAGCGCATCGGCAACCTGCCCGCCATCCGCGTGCCGTATTTCCCGGCTAATGCGTTGATGATCACCCGTCTGGATAACCTCTCCATTTACTGGCAGGAAGGCACGCACCGCCGCCTGATTGTGGAAGTGGCGAAGCGTGACCGCATCGAAAATTACGAGTCCATCAACGAGGACTTCGTGATCGAGGATTACGCGGCGGGTTGCCTGGTGGAAAACATCGAACTCGGTGATTTCACCGCTACTGAAGCCCCAGCCGGAGAGTAATGCATGTTGAGTCCTGCCCAGCGTCACGTTATGCGCCAGCAGGCCGTCGCCGCGTCCCAACAGGCTGACGGGCCAATGCGCCACGCCAACGGCTATGAGCTGATGTTAATGAAGCTCAATGAAGACAAGCGCCGCCTGAAAAAGGTGCGCTCGATAGAGAGCAAGGCTCAGATGAAACGCGAGATGCTGCCCGGTTATCTGCCGTGGGTGGCAGGCGTACTGAGCGCGGGCAAAGGTGTACAGGATGCCATCCTGATGACCGTCATGATCTGGCGTCTGGATGCCGGGGATATTCCCGGCGCGCTGGAGATTGCCCGCTATGCCCTGAAGCACGGACTGGTGCCACCTGATACCTACAAGCGCAACAGTACGGCTTATCTTCTGGCTGAGGACGTGGCCGAGGCGGCAACACGCGCCTGGACGGCAAAAGCGGAAGTCGATATTGACCCGCTGCTGGCAACGCTTGAACTGACGAAATCCGAAGACATGCCCGATGAAGTGCGCGCCAAGCTGCACAAAATCACGGGCTATGTGCTTCGCGATATGGGCAGGACTCTGGATGCAATGGAACACCTGAAACGTGCGCTGCAGCTTCATCAGGGCAGCGGCGTTAAAAAGGACATTGAACGGCTGGCAACGGAACTGAAAAAACAGGCCATTGCCCGTCGTTAACGAACGCGCCCCGCGCCGGGCGGCACGGCTGCTGCGATCCGTTTAACGGTATCAATGCCGCCGTCCACCGCCCACCTATTCAGAGGCCCACTATGAGCACGGTAGTCATTCCGCAACCGCGACCGGCAGATGCTGCCGAGCCGCCGATTGTTAACACCTTTTTCTGGCCTGACGTGGACCTGCAGCGGCTTCGCGAAACCCTGCGCTATGAGGGAACGGTCACAGCGGCACGGCTCAGGCAGGCGGTGAAAACGGCTATCTCTGAGGTCAACGCCGAGCTTTACGAGTACCGGGCTGAGCAGATGGACGCCGGATTTGAGCTGCTGGCTGATGTGCCTGCAGACAGCCTGGACGGCGAAAGCGTGAAGCTCACCAACTACTTTGACGCGGTGAGTCACCTGACGGCGGCGACTATCGTTGAACGCTATCGCGGCTATGACGCCAGCGGCACCAAAAAGGCAGACGAAATCAAAGCCAGCGCGGACGAATACTGGCGCGATGCCCGCTTCAGCATCAGCAAAGTCGCGGATAAACGCGCCTGCATTATCGGGCTGCTCTGATGAAAATCTATGCGCTGCAGGGCGATACCGTGGACGAAATCTGTTTTCGCTGGTACGGGCGCACGCAGCAGGTAGTTGAACTGGTTTATGCAGCAAACACCGGCCTCGCTGAGATGGGACCGGTACTGCCCCACGGTTATGCCGTTGAGCTGCCTGAACTGCCTGCATCTTCAACGAGCGAAACGCTCAATCTGTGGGACTGAGAATGGAAAAGAACAGCTCAATTCTGAGTTACATCGTCGGGCTGCTGATGATGTGGCTGAGCCGCCACACCATTCAGGATATTGCCTTTATGGTCGGCACGGTGGTTGCCCTGACCACGCTGGGGCTGAACGTGGCGAGCTTTTTTATCAACTGGCATTACCGGCGCAAAACCTTCCGGCTGCTTGAGCAGCGCCAGCCTGACGAGGGGGTAACCAATGAACTCCTTCGCTAAGCGCTGCGCCGTGGTTGCGGTGCTGGCCGTCGCAACGATGCTGCCAAAATTTCAGACGCTGAAAACCTCCAGTGACGGTCTGGCGCTGATTGCCAACGCTGAAGGGTGCCGCACGTCGCCTTACCAGTGCAGCGCGGGCGTGTGGACCAACGGGATCGGTCACACCCTGGGCGTGACGGCTGCAAGCCAGGTCAGCGAACGGCAGGCGGCGGTCAATCTGATTGATGACGTGATCCGCGTGGAGCGCGGCATTGCGCAGTGTATGCCGGTGACAATGCCTCAGCGGGTTTATGACACAACCGTATCGTTCGGTTTCAACGTCGGCGTGCGCGCCGTCTGTCAGTCAACCTTTGCCAGGCACATCAACGCCCTTCACTGGCGGGCGGCGTGCAACGAGCTGCGGCGCTGGGTTTACGTGGACGGCAAAATTAATCGTGGCCTGCAGAACCGCCGGGCAAACGAGACGGCTTACTGCCTGAAGGGGCTGCAATGATCCGTTTCCTCATCGTCCTGTCTGCCCTGCTGCTTGCGGGGCTGGGGTCAGCCTGCTGGCAACTGAAAACCACGAAAACGGAGCTGACCGGCGCCCAGCGCATCATCGGCACGTTGTCTGCCGGAATTGAAAGCCGGGATAAAGCCATTGCCCGGATGAATGACGAGGCAAAAGAGGGGCAGATACGCGAGGCTAAACTGCGGCTGATGCAGGGCCGGGCCAGTACCTCTGCCCTTAACCGTGAACTGCAAATACAGAGAGAAACCGATGCAAGCGAAGACCTTCGCGGCTGGTCTGCTGCTGTCCTGCCTGATGATGTTATCCGGCTGCACAGTCGTCCCGCCTTCAGTAGCGCCCGAGATTATCTGGACTGGCTGTCCGCGCGTGACAAGCTGCCCGTTCCCGGCAAACAGCCTGCAGACGCAGGGCGATCTGGCGGCTGACAACCGCCGGTTAGAGGCTGCGCTTGCATCGTGCGGGCTGCAGATTGAAATCATCAAAGACTGCCAGGAGGAACACGATGTTAAAGCCAGCCCAGCTGCGAAAGGTACTGACCGACTGCGTGCCGCATCTGCAGACAAATCCTGACAGCCTGAATATGTTCGTGGACAGCGGGCGCATTGTCTCAACGCTTGCCGCTTCGCTGTCCTTTGAGGATCAGTATCAGCTCAATCTCGTTATCACCGATTATCCGGGTAACGTCGATTTGCTGATTGTGCCGGTACTGGCCTGGCTGCGTGAGAATCAGCCCGACATTATGGCAACCGAGGAAAGGCGCAGAACGGGCTTCACGCATGAGGTGGATATCATCAGCGACACCCTGATCGATATCAGCATTAAACTGCAGCTTACCGAGCGCGTGATTGTGCGTCAGGTGGATGGCGCCCTGCACGTTGACCGCGTGCCTGAGCCGCCGCTGCCTGATAACGATGAGGCACCCAAACAGCTCTATCTTGCCGGTCAGCTGATCAGTGAGTGGCTGTGATGGACGGGCTGCAAGCTTTTGATGACCGCCTGTCGGCACTCATTAACAACCTCTCCCCGCAGTCGCGTAAACAGATGGCCGCTGCCATTGCGAAACGCCTGCGTGCCAGTCAGCAGCAGAACATCAAACGCCAGCAGGCACCGGACGGCACCCCGTTCAAACCCCGCAAGCGGCAGCCCCTGCGCGGCAAAAAGGGCCGGGTAAAGCGTGAGATGTTCGCGAAACTCCGTACCGCAAAATACCTCAAGGCGAAAGGCAACAGCGATGATGCCGCCGTGCAGTTTACCGGGAACGTGCAGCGCATGGCCCGCGTGCATCATTACGGGCTGCGGGATCGGGCAAGCCGGGGCGGCAAAGAGGTGCAGTATGAGGCCCGCCCGCTTCTGGGTTTCAGTGAGGCCGATATTGAAATGATTGAGCGCGAAGTGATTGCCCACCTGGGCAATTAATTTGTAGTGATCAATTCACATCTATACCTTTTATATTAAGCACAACCGACTGGTATTTATCAGGGGCTGGGGCGTCTTGCCCCTCTACCCTTTCGCGGCTGAATACATCGATCATATATCCATCTTTATCGTGGCGTGTATTTATGATGCATCTTCTGTCGCGTGGAAACTCCACCAATGCCATATGGTTAACCTCTAAAATCTCCCTATCAACCCTTTGGCAATATATACCATCATAAATGCACTCTTCAACATGCTCACACAAAATGAATGACAATGAGCAGACTGAACAAACTCCAATGCTTTCAATCATCCCAGGACTGTTAAACAAAGCATGCTTAGGGAATAGAAGGTTTGCAAAATTTTCTGTTGTCATGTAAAGCCCATCCAACCCGTGACTTTCATCCTCATTTATCGGCGGATATTTCTTCATAAAGCTTGTGCATACTTTAAGGTAATCTTCTGCATCAATCAATGAAGCCCATGCTTTATGGTTATCTTCTTCTTTTAAATACAAAACAACTTTATATAAAGAAAGCAATGAGGAAAGGACGCATTGGAAATAAAGAATTTTGTCAGCTCCATGACCATACCCTCTTTCGATGGCTTGTTGCTTATATTGTTTGATGCCTCCAATTGAAAAAGTTAAAGCGTCAATCCATCTCCTCACAATTATTTTCGATGTAGTGATCTGCAAATCAGTAAAGGCGTCCTTAGACAGTTCCGCAACTTCCAACTCAATATCATCTAAGTTAACTTTTTTACTTCCCATTGATTACTCCTTTTAGGACTGACTTGATTTCTTTTAAACCTTCCACTCCCCCCTCATAACTTAACTCTGTTTTCTTTGTGTCGTTGTATTCCTCGCAAATAATCCTCAAGCGCACTAATGCAGTTTCATCTTTTTTTGTTATTCTAGTTGCACAAATCTTAACGGCATCAATTATTAAGTCAAATATGTCAGGATTGTTTTGGACTATGTTTGCAGCTAAATAGAGAATTGGACCAAACCATTCACTACTTCTTTGCTCGATTAAAGCTTTGGGCGGGGTCAAAAATTCAACTGGCAAGGTATTTTTTAGTTCTTTGTGAAAACTTAGCGCAGTTGAAGTATAAGCTGAATCTTCTAATGAGTGCCAAAATGTATCTGGGATAATGAGCACACTTTGCACTGCGTCTTTATCAATAGGCAACTCGCAGGGTTTCATTTCAATTTTCATTTTATTAAGCCTTCAATTGTTGACGAAAGTACTCTTAAAAGCATTTCAGAGGAAAGGTTGTGTAGTGTGCCAGCAACATCATTTCACTGTAATGCGTAGCCAATTTCAAGTCATCATAATGTGATGAACAGTGAAAATATTGCAGAAATCCTGCGCCTGCTGCGCAACCTGATCCGAATCGGAACCGTGACCGCCGTTGATTTAGATGGCGGGCTTTGTCGCGTGCAGACCGGGGCAAATGAAACCGACTGGCTCAACTGGCTGACCTCAAGCGCTGGACGGGTAAAGCGCTGGCATGCCCCGTCAGAGGGTGAGCAGGTGCTGATCCTCTCGCTTGGCGGCGAGCTGGATTCCGCGTTTGTGCTGCCCGGCATTTTTTCCGATGACAACCCGGCGCCCTCAGCCTCAGCGGACGCCATTCACATCAGTTTCCCTGACGGCGCGGTGATTGAGTACGAGCCGGAAACCGGCGCTCTCACCGCAACGGGCATGAAAACCGCCACGGTACAGGCGGCTGAATCGGTCAGCGTGACGACAAAAGTTGTGCTGGTTACCGCCAGTGAAAAAATCACCCTGGACTCGCCTGAAGTTGAATGCACCAACCTCTTAAAAACCGCAACGCTTGAGGTTACTAAAGGCGGCAGGATGACCGGCAGCGTTGAACACACTGGCGGTAACTTCAGCTCTAACGGCGTTATCGTCAGCGATCACACGCATGGCAGCGTGCAGCGTGGTGGTGACAGAACGGTGGGTACCAAATGAGCCGCGCAACCTATACCGGCATGCAGCGCGATACCGGCGAAAGCGTTGATGACCTGGCGCACATCAGCCAGTCGGTACGTGACATTCTCACCACGCCGGTTGGCTCAAGGGTGATGCGGCGCACCTATGGCTCGCTTTTATCCGCACTGACTGACCAGCCCAATAATCCTGCGCTGCGCCTGCAGATAATGTCTGCCTGCTATATGGCGCTGTTGCAGTGGGAGCCGCGTATTGAACTGACCGCAATCAGTTATGAATCCACCTTTGACGGCAAGATGACGGTTGATATTACCGGCAACCGCACCGGCACGTCAGGCAACTTTAACCTCTCCATTCCAGTGAGCTGAATTATGCCTTCAATCGACCTGAGCCAGTTACCCGCGCCGGATATCGTTGAGAAGCTGGACTATGAAACCCTGCTGGCTGAGCGCAAGAGCACGCTGATTTCTCTTTATCCTGCTGACAAACAGGAGGCCATTGCCCGCACGCTCACGCTTGAATCTGAACCGATCGTGAAGCTGCTGGAAGAGAACGCTTATCGCGAGGTCATCCTGCGCCAGCGGGTAAACGAAGCCGCCCGGGCGGTCATGGTGGCTTACTCAACGGGGGCTGACCTTGATCAGCTCGGGGCCAACAATGACGTTGAGCGACTGATACTGACTCCGGCAGATGACACCACAATCCCGCCAACAGCGGCGGTTCTGGAAAGCGACGATGATTTTCGCATGCGTATCCCGGAAGCCTTTGAAGGGATGAGCGTGGCCGGGCCGACCGGTGCTTACGAGTATCACGCGAAAAGCGCCGACGGACGCGTGGCTGATGCCTCGACTATCAGCCCGTCACCGGCCAACGTAACGATCACCATTCTTTCACGCGAGAACACCGGCACAGCGGATGATGACCTGCTCGCCATTGTTGATAAGGCGCTGAACGATGAAGACGTGCGCCCGGTTGCTGACCGGGTGCGGGTGCAGTCGGCTGAAATCGTTGAATACAACATTGATGCCACTCTTTATCTCTATCCGGGGCCGGAGAGCGAACCCATTCGCGCCGCTGCCGAAGCGAAGCTTGCCGCTTTTGTCACGGCGCAGGTGCGGCTCGGGCGGGATATCCGCAAGTCTGCGCTGTATGCCGCGTTGCATGTTGAGGGCGTGCAGCGCGTTGAGCTGGCTGCGCCTGCAGATGACGTGGTGCTCGACAAAACCCAGGCCGCGTACTGCACCGGTTACGTGATTAACGTCGGGGGTTCAGATGAGTGATCGCCTGCTGCCGGTTGGCTCGTCGGCGCTGGAGGTGGCGGCGGCTGAAGCCTGCGCCCTGATTGAGGAAATCCCCGTACCGCTGCGCAGGCTGTGGAACGCGCAGACCTGCCCCCTGCCGCTGCTGCCCTATCTGGCCTGGGCGTGGTCCGTGGACCGCTGGGATCAGAGCTGGTCCGAATCCACCAAGCGCAGCGTGGTTGCCGCCTCGGAATACGTTCACCGCCACAAAGGCACCATCGGATCGCTGCGCCGCGTGGTTGAACCGCTGGGCTATCTCATCCGCATTGTGGAGTGGTGGCAGACAAACGAGGAGCCAGGCACGTTCCGGCTTGATGTGGGGGTACTGGATACCGGCATCACCGGGGAAATGTATAACGAGCTGGAAAGGATGATTGCAGACGCGAAGCCCTGCAGCCGCCATCTGATCGGCCTGTCTATCAACCTTGACGCCACCGGGGCGCTTCCCGTCGCGGCGGCCTGTTACACCGGCGATGAGCTGACCGTTTACCCCTATCTTTCTGAAACCATCACCGTCAGCGGGCCGGGTTATTCCGGCGCGGCGGTTCACATTATTGATAACCTGAGAGTGAACGCATGACCGTAAAATATTATGCGCTGCTGACCAATCCCGGCGCAGCGAAGCTGGCAAATGCCGCCGCCCTCGGCACTAAACTGCAGATCACGCAGATGGCGGTTGGTGACGGCGGCGGCGTGTTACCCACACCCAATGCCAGCCAGACGAAGCTGATTAATGAGCAGCGCCGCGCCTCGCTGAATCAGCTGAGTATTGACGCCTCCAACAGCAGCCAGATTATTGCTGAACAGATTATCCCGGAAACTGACGGCGGTTTCTGGATACGCGAGATTGGCCTGTTTGATGCTGACGGCGTGATGATTGCCGTTGCCAACTGTGCGGAAACCTACAAGCCTCAGTTGCAGGAGGGCAGCGGGCGCACGCAGACCGTGCGCATGATCCTTATCGTCAACAGTACGGAGGCCGTGACGCTGAAGATTGACCCGTCAGTGGTACTGGCAACGCGGCAGTATGTGGATAACGCTGTGATTGAGGTTAAAGCCTATGCCGATAAGCTGATGGCAGACCACGTTGCTGCAGCTAATCCCCATAAACAGTATCTCCAGATCGCCAATGCTCTGGCTGAAATTAAAGAGGCCGGGAACGTCGCGGACGTTCTCAAAAACCTCGGTTTGGGCGAAGCGAAATATGTGACCAGTCGGGGAAGTAATGTCAATGGTGTCTGGAGTATCTGGTCGGATGGCGCTATCGAAATGTATGGCCACAACCCGTCGATTACCAGCGGGCTGGCAACGGTTGTTTTCCCGATATCCATACCAAAACTTGTTCGTTATATAACGGTTGTCGAAAGGCTTTCCAGTGATGCAGGTTCATCAGCTCAACGGCTACATGTTTCGATGATCCTGGACGATACAGTGACCACTACCGGATTCAAGGCTCGCTGCCAGATGGCAAACGGCGACCCATCAAGTAATGGCTTTTCATGGCACCTCTACAGCCCACCGAATTAAGGAGATTATTGTGCGATATTTTAATTCAGTCTCACTAACAGAGGTATTACCGGGCGTTCATGATATGACTGGCGCAACTAAACTCCCTGATGATAACTGGTTTTTCACTGCGCACGAGATCCCGGAGGGAATGAGGCTCGCAGCTAATGAGAACGGCGAGCCAGTTTTAACACATATTACTGAACAGGGGAGATAGGCCAGGTAATATCGGGTGCCGCAGAAATATCCACGCGATTCAGCAGTACCCGATACTTACGCCACTTATCGTAACTGGCCCTTTCTTCATCTGTGGCGATGCCCAGCGCAATGGCATCATCAAGAGGAGCAATTTTATTATCAGCTTCCAGCCGTAAGGCGGTTTTTTGCGCCGTTGCCTCAGTCATATAATCTTCAGGTGTTCTGACATACTCACTAAGCGCTGGCGGTTTGCTGGTAAAGTCGATAATTTTTCCGGCTGACTGCCCCTCAAGCAGTTGCTGCCAGAGGGTTTCACTGATCTCCTTAGCGTCTTCAGGCAGGTTAGAAATGCCTTCCACGTAAAAGCCCGGTACAGACTGCGAATAGAAAGTTTTCATAGTATTAGTATCCGATAGCAATCCAGCGAACGACGGTATTGGCAAGCGTATTACCCCCCACGATACGACCTGAAATTTTCAGTGTTGACAGCGATTTAGGGATGATTGCCACTACCTTTATTGAGGTGTCATCGCCTGCTTCATTGCCTGCGCATCCGGCAATCCAGCTATTGAAAGCAACGGGTAGTGTTACCGTATTGCCGGTTGGACCCGTAGCGGTATAGCCCCACTGAATAATCAACCCTCCGGGCAGCTTCTGGTAGCCGTTATTGGCGAGGCTGCGGCCAAAGCTGTTCATGTCCGGTAACTGGTTAGCCTCAGTTCCCACGTCCCGTTTCGCTGCTTCGCCCAAACCGAGGTTTTTGAGAAGGAAAAGCCTGGCCCTGAAAAGCGCCGGGCTGGCAAACTTCGCCTTTTTTAGCGGGGAAAAATATGCTTATCGGTTATGTACGGGTATCAACAAATGACCAGAATACGGATTTACAGCGTAACGCACTAATAAGTGCAGAATGTGAGCTGATTTTTGAAGACAAAATCAGCGGTAAAACCAGCGAACGCCCGGGACTGAAAAAGGCGCTGCGCCGCCTGCAGGCCGGGGATACGCTTGTGGTCTGGAAGCTGGACAGGCTTGGCCGGAGCATGCGCCACCTGGTTATGCTGACAGAGGAGCTGCGCGAGCGCGGGGTTAATTTTCGCAGCCTGACAGACAGCATTGATACCAGCACCGCGATGGGGCGTTTCTTCTTCCATGTTATGGGGGCGCTTGCTGAGATGGAACGCGAGCTGATCGTGGAGCGTACCCGTGCCGGACTGGCAGCAGCGCGTGAAAAAGGCCGCACGGGAGGAAGACGGCGAATAATGACACCGGATGTTATCGGGCGCGCTGAAAGAATGCTGGCGCATGGAGCCACGCTGCATCAGATTTCCCTGGTGCTTGAGGTATCAGTTAAAACGCTTTATCGCTATATCCCTGCGGCAAAACAGCATCAGTTGCGTGATTCTGTCCTGTCAGGGACCAGCAAACTTTGATGGCATGCATCAGCCCGTTCAGGGTGACAATCTGAGCGCACCCTTATAACGGAGTGTCTCACTGATGGCTGATTATCATCACGGTGTCCGCGTCGTCGAAATCAACGACGGCACGCGCACCATCTCTACCGTATCAACGGCAATCGTCGGTATGGTCTGCACCGCCGAAGATGCCGATGCGACTGCTTTCCCTCTGAACAAGCCGGTACTCATCACTAACGTGCTTTCTGCTATTGGCAAGGCTGGCGTAAAAGGTACGCTCGCTGCCGCCCTGCAGGCAATTGCCGATCAGGCCAAGCCGGTTACGGTTGTGGTGCGCGTGGCTGAAGGTGAAACCGAAGCGGAAACCACCTCCAACATCATCGGCACCACCGATGAGAACGGGCAGTACACTGGCATGAAAGCGCTGCTCAGCGCGCAGACTGAACTGGCCGTTAAGCCGCGCATTCTCGGCGTGCCGGGGCTGGATAATCTGGAAGTGGCGACGGCGCTGGCCTCCATCTGTCAGCAGCTTCGCGCCTTTGGTTACGTCACCGCTTACGGCTGCAAAACCATCTCTGAAGCCATGCTCTATCGTGAGAACTTCAGCCAGCGCGAGCTGATGGTTATCTGGCCTGATTTCGTTGCCTGGAATACCACAGCCAACGCATCGGAAACCGCCTGGGCAACCGCCCGCGCACTTGGCCTGCGCGCCAAAATCGACAATGACACCGGCTGGCACAAAACCCTGTCCAACGTCGGCGTTAATGGCGTGACCGGCATCTCGGCATCAGTGTTCTGGGATCTGCAGCAGGTGGGTACTGATGCTGACCTGCTGAATCAGGCCGAAGTCACCACGCTTATCCGCAAAGACGGTTTCCGTTTCTGGGGTAACCGCACCTGCAGTGATGACCCGCTGTTTGCCTTTGAAAACTACACCCGCACCGCGCAGGTTATCGCTGACACGATGGCAGAGGCGCACATGTGGGCAAGCGACAAGCCGATGACGCCAACGCTTGTGAAAGACATTATCGCGGGCATCAACGCCAAGCTGCGCGAAATGGTGACTGCAGGCTACCTGATCGGCGGCAGCTGCTGGTATGACGATACCGCCAACGATAAGGACACCCTGAAAGCGGGCAAGCTCTTTATTGACTATGACTACACGCCAGTGCCGCCGCTGGAAGACCTCACCCTGCGCCAGCGCATCACCGACAGCTATCTGGTGAACTTCGCTGCCGCCGTTAACAGCTAAGGAGCCTGACTCATGGCACTGCCAAAGAAACTGAAGTACCTGAATCTCTTCAACGATGCAAACAGCTATCAGGGCGTTGTGACCTCGCTCACTCTGCCGAAGCTCGCCCGCAAACTGGACCCGTTCCGGGGCGGCGGCATGAATGGCGCCGCGCATATTGATAACGGTCTGGAAGATGATGCCCTCGATCTGGAATGGACGATTGGTGGCATTGATGACCTGGTGCTGACGCAGTGGGGAGCCGGTGACGTGCCGCTGCGCTTCGCCGGTTCATACCAGCGGGATGACACCGCCGAGACGGTGGCCGTTGAGGTGGAGATGCGCGGCAAGCATCAGCAGTTTGATTTTGGTGAAGCCAAACAGGGCGAGGACACCGAAACCAAAATCACCACCAAATGCACGTATTACAAACTCACCTGGAACGGTAAAGAGCTGATCGAGATCGATACCGTGAACATGATTGAGAAGGTAAACGGCACCGACCGGCTGGAGCAGCACCGCAAAAACATCGGCCTCGTTTAATTCCGGCACCGGCGCTGCGACGCTGGTCCCTTTTTCTGAACAACAAACCTGAGAACTGAAATGGAAAACAAAGAAAACGTCGTTACCCTGGAAACCCCGATTACCCGTGGCGATCTGGTTATTTCAAGCATTGCGCTTATCAAGCCCAACTCCGGCGCCCTGCGCGGCACGCGCCTGGCTGACCTCGCAGGCTCGGATGTGGACGCGCTGATCACCGTGCTGCCCCGCATTACTGAGCCGCGTCTGACGCGTGAAGATTGTATTGCCCTTGATCCGGCAGACCTGATTGCCCTGGCTGGCAAGGTGATCGGTTTTTTAACAGCGAAGTCGGCCGGGTCAGATGGCCAGCCGGATTAACGGTTAATGACCTGATGGCCGATATCGCCACGATATTCCACTGGCCCCCCTCTGAACTGTACGACCTGCCGCTGGCCGAGCTTCTCGACTGGCGGCACAAGGCGATGATCCGTAGCGGAGTTAACCCCGATGAGTAATAACCTGAAGCTGCAGGTGCTGCTCAAGGCCGTGGACCAGGCGACCCGGCCTTTTAAGGCAATCCAGACCGCAACAAAATCCCTTTCCGGCTCTATTCGTGAAACGCAGTCGAACATCAAGGCGCTCGATCAGCAGGCTGCGAAAATTGACGGTTTCAGAAAGGCCAGCACACAACTGGCCGTTACCAGGAATTCGCTGAAGGAAGCCAAAGAGGAAGCCTCCGCGCTGGCCGTCGCCTTTCGCAACACCGAGCGACCAACGGCTGCGCAGACCCGCGCACTGGAAGCCGCAAAACGCGCTGCAGCAGAATTGCAGACGAAAGAAAACAGCCTGAGACTGTCCGTACAGCAGCAGCGCGAAGCGCTCATTGCGGCTGGCATTTCCACCAAAAATCTGAGCAGTGAACAGCAGCGCCTCAAAACAAACTCAGCGCAGGCCACCGTGTCACTCAGCCGCCAGAAGACGGAGCTGCAGCGACTTGGTCAGCAACAGGAGAAACTGAACCGCGTTAATGAGCGCTACCGTGCAGGACAAGAGATTGCCGGTAAAGTACGCAACACCGGTGCCGCTGCTTTTGCGGGCGGCAGTGCGGCGTTATATGCCGAGGGGCAGCTAATCGCGCCCGGTGTGGAGTTTGATGCGCAGATGTCAGAAACTCAGGCGCTGCTTGATACGGGCAAGGATGATCCGAAACTGGCAGCTATCAGAAAGCAGGCGCGTGATATTGGCGGCTCTACCGCATTCTCTCCTACCGACGTAGCGCGAACGCAGAGCACGCTGGCCCGCTCAGGTTACAACGCTGACGATATTCTTGCCTCAACAGAATCAACGGTGAATCTGTCACTCGCTTCAAAAGTTGATATCGCAGAGGCGGCAGACATTGTCACTAACATGCAGACCGCTTTTAAAATACCAATAGACGAGATCCAGCGGGTTTCGGATGTAATGACCAAAGGATTTACCAAATCCAACACTGACCTGCTGGAGCTGGGCGAAGCCATGAAGTATGTCGCCCCAATGGCTCAGGCTGCAGGTGCAAGCATAGAAGACACCACCGCTATGCTTGGCATCATGGCAGATAATGGCATCAAGGGATCGATGGCTGGCACCGGGGGCAGCGCTATTTTTAGCAGGTTGCAGGCTCCCACCGGGCAGGCTCCTGATGCACTGAAAGAGCTGGGCATCCAGACCCGGGACAAAAAAGGCAACATGCTGCCGGTGATCGGCATTCTCAAAAAGATTGACGCGTCATTCAAAAAGAACCAGTTGGGCACGGCTCAGCAGGCTGAATACATCAAAACAATCTTTGGTGAAGAGGCAGCAAAAGGCGTTGTTAAATTGATTGATGCTGCTGGCAACGGCAAGCTGCAGGCGAAGCGTGAAATGCTGATGAACTCCAAAGGTTCAGCGGCCAGCGTCGCCAGTATTCAGGTTGATAATCTGGATGGTGATCTTAAAAACCTGTCATCCGCCTGGGAGGATGTACGGATCGAAGTTTTCGATCAGCAGAATTCCTCTCTCAGAAAGCTGACAACGACCGCCAATGACTGGCTGGTAACTGCCGGGAAATGGGTGAAGCAAAACCCGGAGCTGACGCAGAAAATAGTCATGGTCACAGGCGTGCTATCGACACTGGTTGCAGGGCTGGGGTTGATCGGTCTGGTTGCCTGGCCGGTTATGGCGGGACTAAATATTATTATCGCCGGCGCCGGACTTATGGGGACGGCTTTTAGCGTGGCTGGAGGCGCTATAACTGCTGCGCTTGGCGCTGTCACCTGGCCGATTGTGGCCGTAGCCGCTGCAGTGGTAGCCGGGGCGCTGCTTATCCGTAAATACTGGGAACCAATAAAGGCTTTCATTGCGGGTGTGGCTGAAGGATTCACTGCCGCTGCCGGGCCAATCAGTGATTCATTCAGCAGTCTGAAGCCGGTATTCAGTTGGGTAACGGATAAAGTTAAAGAGCTTTGGGACTGGTTTGGAAAATTGCTGGAGCCGGTGAAGTCAACGCAGGCAGAACTTGCCACTGCCGGGGATATGGGTAAAAAGTTCGGCAACATGCTGGCAGAAGGTCTGAAAATTCCCGGACAGGCACTCGATCAGCTGAGAAGTGGGATCGATTGGGTGCTGGAAAAGCTTGGCATTATTGATACTAAATCAGATGGACTCAAAGACAAGGTGCAGTCACCTGATACGGTGGCAACCGGCGGCGCGGGAATGGCGGCTGACGGGCTGCAGCGTAATATCGCCCTGGGCGGTGCAGCCTACCGGCCAGTCACGGCACCTGCTGCCAGTAGCGGTTATAGCGATCAGAGTCAAAACAGCTATCAGTACGATATTCACATGCATCCGGGTATGTCCAAAGACGACGCCCTGGCTCTCATGGCGCAACATCAGGAGCGCCAGCAGCGAAAGACTCAGGCTCAACAACGTAGTCGCATGGGATGGGAGGATTAATCATGATGATGGTATTTGGCATGATGGTATTCATGCGTCAGACCCTGCCATATCAGGAAATGCAGCGCAGCATTAATTACCGCTGGCCCTCTAACAGCCGTGTTGGGATGCGCTCGTCTTCGCAGTTTATTGGCGTTGGTGATGAAAAAATAACATTGTCGGGAGAGTTGCGCCCTGAAATTACCGGCGGCACTGTTTCTCTTCTGGTTTTAAAGGTAATGGCAGACGAGGGGCGGGCATGGCCCCTGATTGGCGGGAATGGAACGATCTACGGCATGTATGTGGTCGAGGACTTTTCAGAGACTCACCGTGATTTCTTTTCGGATGGCTCAGCCAGAAACATCAGCTTTACCGTCAATCTCAAACGGGTTGATGAGTCGCTTACCTCTATGTTCGGGGATCTAAAAAAGCAGGCTGACGGGCTGATTAGCGGTGTTGGAAATCTGCAGAGCCAGATTAATTCTGCAGCCAGCAGCGCGCTGTCAGGGCTGGGAGGGATTCTCGGATGATAACCGGTTTACCTGTGGGGGCAGGCGCTCAACTGACCCCTGATTTCCTGCTGACTATTGGCAGCAAAGATATAACGGCAAATATCCGGCCACGCCTGATTTCACTCTCGCTGACGGATAACCGGGGATTTGAAGCCGATCAGCTTGATATTGAACTGGATGATGCCGACGGGCAAATGCAGTTGCCTGCACGGGGCGCCGTTATAACCCTGGCGCTCGGCTGGGTGGGTTCGGCGCTTATCAGTAAAGGCAGCTTCACAGTTGACGAGGTGGAACATCACGGCGCGCCAGACACATTGACCATCAGGGCGCGGAGCGTAGATTTTCGCGGCACGCTTAACTCCCGTCGTGAAAACTCTTATCACGATATTACCCTGGGCGAAATTGTCAGCCAGATTGCAGAACGCAATCACCTCAAAGCCATGGTTGCTGACGGGCTGGCGAAAATCAAAATCAGCCATATCGATCAGACTCAGGAAAATGATGCGAAATTCCTGACCCGGCTGGCAACGCTGAACGGTGCAGTAGCCGCCATTAAGGCGGGTAAACTTCTTTTTATCAAGCCGGGAAACGGCTTAACCGTTAGCGGCAAACCCATCCCTCAGATGACAATAACCCGTCAGGACGGCGACCGGCACAGTTTCAGTATTGCCGATCGCGGGGCTTATACCGGCGTAACTGCAAGCTGGCTGCACACAAAAGAACTAAAGCCGAAAAAGGTGAAGCTGCAGAGAAAGCAGAAAGAGCAGCATCTGCGTGCGCTTCAACATCCAAAAGCGGTTAAAGCCAAAGCCTCCTCAACAAAAGTGCCTGAGGCAAATGAGGGAGATTATCTGGCAGGCTCTGAGGATAATGTCTTTGCTATTACCACCGTTTACAGCACTAAAGCGGCGGCAATGCGTGCAGCCCAGGCTAAGTGGGAAAAGTTGCAGCGTGGCGTTGCAGAATTTTCGATAATTCTGGCTATGGGCCGGGCTGATCTTTACCCGGAAACGCCTGTTGCAGTGAATGGGTTCAAATCGGTGATCGATGCTCAACCGTGGATAATAAGCAAGGTGATACATGACTTAGGTAGTAATGGCTACACAACGAGTCTTGAATTTGAGGTGCTTTTGTCGAACGTAGAATATGAAGAGGAAGATTCTTAAACTATAAATTGCAAACACAAACTTGATTATGCAAAATGCGCTTAGCCCCGTTGCGCTTAATACATTCAGGTTGGTGAATTCATGATGCATTGCCCGTTGTGCCAGAACGCTTCTCATGCCAGATCTAGCCGTTACATCTCAAAAGAGACAAAAGAACGGTATCATCAGTGTCAAAATATTAATTGCGGCTGCACTTTTAAATCACATGAAAGCATTGCAGGTATTATCATGCATCCAGGGCAGGTTACTAAAGCACCGCCCCACCCTGAGCGCGGCCAATCACAATTACCCTGGCTTTAAACTACCCCGCTTCGGCGGGTTTTTCATGTATGAATTCTGAGAAACAAACATTGAATACTGTTTTTACATACAGTACTTTTAGTGTTTTTGTTATTCAGGCGTAATCATGGCAATCCGTAAGCAAAAAGACGGTAAGTGGCTTTGCGAGTGCTACCCTAATGGGCGAGAAGGAAAGCGCATCAGGAAGATGTTTAGAACCCGTGCAGAGGCTGCAGCATTTGAAAGTTTCCAGATGGATGAGGCTAAAGCAAAGCCGTGGTTAGGAGAGAAAGAGGACCGCCGTAAGCTCAGTGAATTAATTACCCTCTGGTACAAGCTTCATGGCTGTTCTTTAGGTGATAAAAAGGGGCGCCTGGGTAAGTTGCACATCATTTGCCGTGGGCTGGGTGATCCTATTGCCATTAAGATAACGGCAAAAGATTGGGCGCATTACCGTGAAAGGCGACTAAGCGGGCTAATAGAGAACGGTTATAAAACCAGTGAGAAATCCCTAAAGGTTAAGGTTGGCACGGTAAACCGTGAGCATTGTTTTTTACGTGCAGTCTTTAACGAGCTTGAACGTCTGGGAGAAATTAATTACCCAAATCCCCTAAAAAATATTCGTGAGTTCGACGAGCCTGAGAAAGAAATGTCATGGCTCACAGAAGCGCAAATATCCCGTCTTCTTGCAGCCTGTGATTTACATGGCAATCCTGAGTTAACACTCATAGTCAGAATATGTCTATCAACTGGCGCTCGTTGGAGTGAGGCGGCGGGACTAAAGGCAAGCCAGATATCTCCCAATAAAATTACCTTTATAAATACCAAAGGTAAAAAGAACCGTACAGTACCGATTGGGGATGAACTTTATAACGATCTTAAAGATAAAGAAGGTACGTTCTTTTCCGAATGCTATCGCCAGTTCTATCGGGTAATACGATTAGCAGCTATCGAATTACCCGAGGGCCAAATGAGTCATGTGCTCAGGCATAGCTTTGCAAGTCACTTTATGATGGCCGGTGGCAATATCGTGGTTTTACAGCGCATTCTCGGACACTCAGACATACGCGTTACCATGCGCTATGCACACTTTGCGCCTGATCATCTGGAAGAGGCGATCAGCAATAATCCACTGGCAAGGATGGCGCGAATGAATGGCGGCAAAATGGCGGCAGAGAGTCCTACAGGAGCGAACACGGTATAACAGGAGGGGTTATAACTGATTGATTTTAATGTAACTCACTGTTTTTAAATATTAAACAAAAAAAGACCGAATACGATTCCTGTTTACGACATATAGGGATATTTCTTTTATCTATCATAAAGATAGATAACAAAAGCACCCCTTTTACTGGTTGCAACACTTACCATTGTACACTTTGCAGATCAAACAGTTACCACTTTATTCGGATCGGGTTCGGACAAATTTCGGTACGACTGAAACAGCCCCGCATCATCGTGCATGAACAGCACTTCACACTTCCCACCACCCGGACACGCAAAGTTTTGGCAAGGGTCACAAACCCGATTTATCCCCGCTGGCGCGAGGAATACTGATGCCAGTGTCCCATCAGGTTCATGACCTGTTCAGCAACCTTAGGGAAATTGTGCATCACCATTTTATTTTGATGATGCACTTTAATAACTCTCATTTTTTAGCTAATGAGATAAATTTAGTTTTTGATTAATCTCCCCTACTACCAAGTTCATCCCATAATAAGTTAGATGGTTATCATCTTTATAAAATAGATGTTTATCGCTATGAGTACGGCAAACGTTCCCATTGCAAAGCTGTTCTTCTGGATAAATCCTGATGATATTATCACCATTGACTCCATCAAATAACTCACGTGCCTTTTTGAAGTTAACATCCCAAACTTTAGAATATTTATTCTTATCAAACTCAAGGAAACTCTTGTCATTGAAAATGGCAAGCTTCTCACTTATGCTTTTAGCAACAGCAAGACGTTTATTTGTCTCGTTCGGAACATTGAAAGGTGGCTGTGGAACAGGGTAAATAACAATAACTTTATTTCCGTTATTTCCCCATCCCGTAATGACGCTCTGGATATCGTGGGTAATTCCTTTTCCTGTTGTTGAGAAAACCCACGGACCATTTTTATCGTTAAGCATATATAGAGGCATTCGTGTCATATAAACAACTAAAGAATTTTTATTTTTCTTAATAAAATCATCAGCCTTCTTGGCAAGTGAATTACATATCTCATCAACGCCATCATTAAGCTTTCGCTTAATCAAGGCGATGCCAGGGCAACCTGAAACAGCAAAGTTAAGTAAGTTATAGTCGTTTTTCCTGGCGAAATCAGACAAGCTTAGCGCCATAGCCTGAGCATGCGAATCACCGATTAGTACAATATTATTGGTAGAGTTTTTATCCTGAATGAGACAACGCTTACCAATACCCAGCCCACAATCACTCATATCTGGTAAAGTTGGACCTTTATCGTAAAGGCTAGCAAGTCCTCCGAGGCGTTGCGGAAAACCCTCATGATTGACGATACTACAACCACCTATAAAGATAACGAGGACACAAGCAGCTATAGACAAAGCATACTTTTTACTTCTAAGTTTTCTGAGAGGGTTTTCAACGAAATAATAGGTAAAGACAGCCAAGCCAAAAGATATTACTGTAAGCAGTAAAAATTCCGAAACAGTTAATACCTCTTGATGTGTGAATCGATAAAATACAAATACTGGCTGATGCCATAAATATAGAGAGTATGAAACAGCCCCCACAAAAACAATTGGCTTCAAAGATAAAGCACTTGAAACAACCTCATCCTTTTGGGAGAAAATAATCAAAAGACATGTACCAAGAACAGGCATTAAAGATAAGTATGAAGGAAGATGGGATTTATCATTAATACAAAGCAGGCTGTATGTAATAAGAAATATCCCTAATAAAGGAAGTATCGACAGGATAAGTTTTGCATTACCTTCTCTTTTATAGATGAAATCTCTGCCTACATATGCGCACAAGCCACCAGCTATAAGCTCCCAAGCTCTAGTAGGTAAAAGATAGAAAGCAAAATCAGGATGATTAACAACTGTAAAGTCGGCAAGCTGAAGAGAAAAAAATCCCATTGCAGCGAGAATAGTGAATGCGTATTTTCTAAAAAACTTATAGATAATACACATGACAACCGGGAAGATAATGTAGTATTGCCACTCAACCCCTAAGCTCCAAGTATGGAGAAGAGGTTTAAAAACACTTGCAGCAGCTGTATAACTATCTTCGTTGAAAAAATAAAAATTTGATGAGAAATATAATGCTGCCGTTAATGACTTTCCAAAAGACACGAGGTCGTCTGGCAACAAAATTTTGTATGCCCCGAAAGCCGTAACAGCAAGAACGACCAGAAGAGCTGGTACAATTCTTTTCACTCTTCGCCAATAAAAATTTACAAAAGAAAATTCTCGCTGTTCAAATCCATGCTTCACTATGCTGGTAATTAAATAACCAGACAGAACGAAGAATATATCTACACCAAAGAAACCTCCGGAGAATAATTCAAGCCCCATGAATTTCAGTTTTGCATGATAAATTATTACGGATAAAACAGCCAAAGCTCGTAGTCCGTCCAGTTCCTTCCTATACTCCAATGTTGCCTCCACCACACCATAGCGTTTTGCTGAACATGATAGAAGCAACTACTACCTATGTCACTTCGGGACTTTCAACTATGCTGTCAGGCTAGGAATTTGTGGCCAAATGATATCCGGCGCTTTTGACATGTCCACTGCCTGCACGGCTTTGATGTAGCTCATCCATGCTATCAGACTGGCTTTATCTTCATCACTGATCAT